CGGTTATGTACAATATACCAAACAGGAGAATGTATTATTATATGGAAGTTCCGACTTGGGATGGTAATAGAGTTGGTGCCGATATATACAAAATACCTCAGCCGGTTCCTATTGATATTAAATTTACAGTTGCTATTATCTGTAATAGAATGAGGGAGGCAAATACCCTTAACCAAAGAGTTATGGAAACGTTTGCATCAAGACAAGCTTATCAAGTTATAAAAGGTCATTACATTCCAATTATAAATGATGGATTCTCTGACGAGTCATCTATGGATTTAGAGAAGAGAAAATATTATATCCAAAAATATGAGTTTACCATGATGGGATTCTTAATGGATGAAAATGAGTTTGAGGTAACACCCGCAATTTCAAGAACATTCCAAATGTATGAAGTTGATCAACGACCTGTTAAAAGACCACAAAAAAGACAAGAACCCGTACAACTTGAGACCATTCAATTTACATACCCAATAGGTAATGAAACTCAAGAATATTTCTTTAGTTATACTTGTAATTTATACTTTGATCAATCAGACAATATTGAGTCTTATTCTGTATACATTAATGACAACTATTATGGTGATGATGTTAATGAAATACAAATCAATACTGATGACAATTTAAGAATTGATATTATTAAATCGGTTGATGGGGAATCTACTTTATCGTTCTCTCAGAAATTGATTTAATGTTCCCCATATATGTCTTTCTTCTCTTGACATTTTTCCATAATTAAGTTTTCCAAAAACCTATACATTTTAATACCGCGTTTGTCGCAATACTTCTTTAAGACCTCGTGAACATTCACGTCAATCTTAAGGTTTTTTATCTTCTTATTATCTTTAGACATAGGGGCAGAATTAAGGCAGAATAAAATCTTACCAAAATATAAATACTTTCTATAATGTAAAGTTTTTCGTGTTTTGAGAAGTATTTATAGGAAAATAAATAAATAAAAGAAATTTTTTAGTATGGCAACAAACAGTAAGGTTTTTGTTTCACCAGGTGTCTATACTTCAGAGGTTGACTTGAGCTTTGTAGCACAAAGTGTTGGGGTTACTACTTTGGGTATTGCTGGAGAAACTTTGATAGGACCAGCTTTTGAACCGATCTTTGTTACAAGTTTCGATGATTTCCAAACCATATTTGGTGGGACATCCCCTGAGAAATTTGTTAACACACAGATTCCAAAGTACGAAGCTGCTTATATCGCAAAGGCATATTTACAACAATCTAACCAATTGTTTGTAACTAGAATTCTTGGTTTATCAGGTTACGACGCTGGACCATCTTGGTCTATCACAACCGTAGCAAATGTTAACCCAAGTACGATTGATGTGTGGTGTTTAAGTTCAGTAACTGACTTTACCACTTGTGTGACAACTTGTGTTACACCAAAAGAATTATCATTCAGTGTTGATTTCACAGGATGTACAAACAGCTCAACAACGGTTAGCTATCAAACATCATTCCCACCAGAAATTGAGGAATTATTATTAAGTCAATATGAGGAGTTTAATGGAGATACGTCAACACTGAATACTCAAATCCAAAACTTAGTATATAACGTAATTACAAGTTCAAATCCTTATACTGCTGAGGACGAACAAATTGCATACTTCGGTTCAATCGCAACTGACGATTATGATGTATTAAGTGGTTCAGGATTTAGTGCTGAAACTAACGTATTTGAGGTACCTTCAGTTTCATTTAACGATACTAATTTAAATTCAGCGTTTAATGACTCTTGGTATTATGCATTATTTAACAATAATGGTAATACGAATTATTCAGGTTTCTCATTCTTCACGTATGTATCGAATTTAACGGCTTATTTCCCTAACCCAACACCAACACCGGGAGTTACTGCATCACCAACACCGACTCCGTCGTTTGTTAACCCTTGTATTACTCCTTCACCTTTCACATCACCTACACCTACACCAACACCTGTAAACATTGATTGTTATTCAGGTACTATTGTTGGTAAGATCTACTACTATACAGGTACATCTTATGTTGATTACGATAATGTTGTTGTTGGTACATTAAGATCAAGAGGTATCTCAACTTACACAACTGATGTTAACCCTACTTATTCAGTAACAGGTACATCTGATGTGACGTTAGATATGACAGGTCAGTATGTTGGTGTACTTAAAAACCCATACTTAACATTCGGAGTGAATGTTGTTGATAAGTTTGGTACGTCATTTAAGTTTGAAACATCCCTTACTCAAAATGATCCTGAGTATTTCACTAAAGTATTTGGTATCACTAACTTCCAAAAACCAAGAATTGAAGTTCCTGTATTTGCGGAAGAAGTATTCCAATCCTTCTTAAATTACTCTTGGAGAAAAGGTTACATTAAAGGTTTAAATCCTAACTTAATTGCATTAGACTCAGCACAAAGTGGTGACCCTGACTCAATCGGATGGTACTTAGACAAATGGCAAACACCAACGTCACCTTATGTAGTATCTGAATTAAGAGGTAACAAAGTTTATGACTTATTTAGATTCTATACGGTATCTGATGGTGATGCTGCTAATACATTAATCAAAATCTCAATCGTTAATCAAACATATAACAACTTAACGTTTGATGTATTGATCCGTGATTATTTTGACACAGATGCAAATCCAGTTGTTCTTGAGAAATTCACAAACTGTACAATGAACCCAACTGAAAACAACTTCGTTGCCAATAAGATCGGTACATTAGATGGTGAATACGCTTTGAACTCAAGATATGTAATGGTTGAAATGAGTGAAGATGCTCCGATTGATGCATTACCTTGTGGATTCAACGGATTTAACTTCAGAAACTACGCAGGTGCTAATTCTCCTTTCCCAATAATCAAAGGTAAATACGACTTCCCTGGTGAAGTAATCTACAATCCGCCATTTGGTTTATCATCAGGTAACGACAATGCGTTGATTAGCCCGGGAGACAACGTAAGAAGAACTTACTTAGGTATATCTAACAGTTTAGGTTGGGACCCTGCTTACTTCGAATATATTGGTAAGAGAAACCCAATTAATTCTTGTGATATCGATGGTTTACCATTTAATTACAGATCTGCTGGTTTCCACATGGACGTAAATGCAAGTGGTTTAACAATCGGACCTGAGTTCTCAACTGCGGGTGACCCAAGATTTATCTGTGGTAACTCACCGTTTATCACAGAACCAGAATTACCAACAAACGCATACTACAGATTGTTTGCTCGTAAGTTCACATTCTTAGTACAAGGTGGTTTTGATGGATGGGATATCTACAGAGAGTGGAGAACAAACACAGACCAATTCCAAATCGGTAGAGCTGGATTCTTAAGAGGAGCTTGTCCTTCAACAAGATACCCTAACGCTACAGGATGGGGAGCATTTAAAGAAATCTCTTTAGGTGATGGTACTCAAAACTTCGCAAACTCTGACTACTACGCATACTTGTTAGGTCAACAAACATTTGCAAACCCTGAAGCGGTAAACATCAACGTGTTTGTAACTCCGGGTATTGACTATGTTAACAATAGTAACTTGGTTGAGTCGGCTATCGAAATGATTGAGTTTAACAGAGCGGATTCACTTTACGTTTGTACAACACCTGACGTTGATATGTATGTCCCTTCTCTTAACGGGCAAGATTACTTAATCTATCCTACTGAAGCGGTTAATAACTTAGAAGACACAGGAATTGACTCTAACTATACTGCCACTTACTATCCGTGGGTATTAACAAGAGATAGTGTAAACAATACACAAATCTACATCCCACCGACTGCTGAAGTAACAAGAAACTTGGCGTTAACTGATAACATTGCATTCCCTTGGTTTGCGGCGGCAGGTTACACTCGTGGTATTGTTAACTGTATCAAAGCTCGTAAGAAGTTGACTCAAGAAGATAGAGATATTCTTTACGTAGGTAGAATTAACCCAATTGCAACATTCTCTGATGTTGGAACTGTAATTTGGGGTAACAAAACTCTACAAGTTAGAGAATCTGCTCTTGACAGAATCAACGTAAGAAGATTGTTACTACAAGCTCGTAAATTGATTTCAGCAGTATCTGTAAGATTATTGTTTGAACAAAACGACGCACAAGTAAGACAAGATTTCTTAAACGCGGTTAACCCAATCTTAGATGCAATCAGAAGAGATCGTGGTTTATATGACTTTAGAGTTACTGTATCCAACGATCCTGAAGATATCGATAGAAACCAATTGACAGGTAAGATTTACATCAAACCTACAAGATCACTTGAATTCATCGACATCACATTCTACATTACTCCGACAGGAGCATCGTTTGAGAATATATAAGTTGGTTTATATTCATATGAAAAGGGGGGACGAAAGTTTCCCCTTTTTTTATTTAAGGAGATATTTATTTATATGAATTATAAAAAAGTTGTTAAACAGATTATTTCAGAGATCATTCACGATCAAATGAAACCTACGATGAAGTATTATGCTTTTGACTGGGACGATAACCTTATGTATATGCCAACAAAAATTTACACCAAAGACGATAAAGGGAAAGTTGTTGGTATGTCCACAGAAGATTTTGCAGAATACAGAACTGAGATTGGTAAAGAACCATTCGAATATGAGGGACACACCATAGTTGGTTTTGATGAAAATCCTTTCAGAGACTTCAATGTACCTGGTGATAAAGGTTTCTTAAGAGATGCTATGAAAGCACCTACAGGACCAGCGTGGAATGATTTTGTCGAAGCGGTTAATAATGGGTCTGTTTTTTCAATCATCACAGCAAGAGGACACACACCTTCAGTTCTTAAAAATGCGGTTTATAACCTAATTAAGAAAAACAAACACGGTCTAAGTGAAAAAGAATTAGTTAAAAATTTAAAAAAATATAGAGAGTTGGCAGACGAAGAAGATTTATCTGATGATGAATTAGTAAGAGCTTACTTAGATATGAACAAATATCACCCTGTTAGTTTTGGTCAAGGTTCCGCTGCGAATCCTGAACAATTAAAGGTTGATGCGATGAAAGAGTTTATGACTTACGTTAATAACCTATCTAGACAATTACAGGAAAAAGCCTTTATGAAAAATAAAATTAGTAATTATTTTGTTCCTTATATTGGTTTTTCAGATGACGACTTAAGAAACGTTCAAGCAATGAAGAAACATTTTGATGATGAATCTGGATTAGAAATCTATCACACTGGAGGAGGAAAGAAAACTAAATATTAATTTAAACTGGTCTAGTAGAGATATAATTTAAAAAATAATTGAAGTAAATAGAAAAATTTTTATTTCACACTATTTATAATAAAAATAAAAGAAAAATTTAAAAAATAAGATATGGCTGATTTGTTAATGAAAATGCCGATCCCTTACGAACCGAAAAGGGAGAACCGATGGATTTTGAGATTCCCATCATCACTTGGTATCAATGAGTGGTACGTTGAGACAACCTCTAGACCAAAACTTACAATCGGGGCAACTGAAATTCAGTTCTTGAATACTTCAACATACGTTGCAGGTAGATTTACTTGGGGTGAACTTCCTGTAACTTTCCGTGACCCAATCGGTCCTTCTGCATCACAAGCGGTTATGGAATGGATCCGTTTATGTGCTGAGTCAGTAACAGGACGTATGGGTTATGCTGCGGGTTACAAAAAGAACGTTGACCTTGAGATGTTAGACCCAACAGGTGTTGTTGTTGAGAAATGGATTTTAGAAGGTACATTCCTAACAGGATATGACGGTGGATCGTTATCTTATTCAAGTGACGGTATTGCTAAAATAACTGCGAACATGAGAATGGACCGTTGTATCTTGGTATACTAATAGTAAAAAAAACATACTAATTAAAGACCTATTCACTTTACTAGTGGTAGGTCTTTTTTATTTTTAATTATAAAAAGAAGTTTATGGAACAAGACGTATATGCTGCAGGTCAGGCAGAATTTAATTTGCCACACGACGTAATTCAATTACCAACACAAGGTAAGTTTTACAAATCAAAAAAGAAATCAATTAAAGTTGGTTACTTAACCGCCGCTGATGAAAATATCTTGGCAGAAGTTGATTATAGAAAAAATGTTAATGAGGGAATTATTTTACCTTTATTGAGAAATAAAATTTATGAAAGAGATTTAAGACCTGAAGAACTTTTGGATGGTGATATTGAAGCGGTGTTACTTTTCTTACGTAATACTTCTTTTGGTCCTGAATATAGGGTAACAGCTATTGACCCTGTAACTGATGAAAGATTCAGTGCTACGATTCTACTTGATGAGTTAAATTATAAAAAAACAGATGTAGAACCTGATGAGAATGGTTATCTACAGACAGTATTACCTATAACAAAGAAAACGGTTACTTTAAAATTGTTAAATGTTTTAGATAGAATTGAAATTGATAGAATCGTGAAATCTTATCCTTCTGAAAGAACTGCACCTGTTGTAACAACTAAATTGTTGAAACACATTGTGGCGATTGATGGTGATGAAGATAGAAATAAAATTAGCGTATTTGTCGAACAAATGCCAATCTCCGATTCTAAATATATTAGAAGATTTATCTTGGATAATGAACCAAGATTAGACCTATCAAAAGAAGTTATAGCCCCGTCAGGAGAAAAAGTGGTAATTGATATCACTTTTGGGGTGGAATTTTTTCGGCCTTTCTTATCAATATAAGACAACAATCTTAGACGAATTTTATTATTTCTCTAGATTATTCAGAACTCAATACTCTGAGTTTATGAATATGCCAACATATGTCCGTAAGTATTTAATCCAAAAACACATTGAGGATACTAAAACCAATAATTAAATATTTATGTAAAAAAGCGTAATGAGCGATAGAGAAGCGGAACTTCAAAAAGAGTTAGATAAATACAAAGAACTTTACGAGGCGCAGAGGAAGACAATCGACCAAAGCGATAGGTTTAGTTCGAGTAGCGGTAAAGTCGTTGGAAATTTAAATGCCGATTTAGGTAAGTGGACTTTAAGCGTAACAGAATCTTCAAATAAGTTAAAAACAGCTTTTGCTGGCATCGGCGATGCTTTAGATATCACAGACTTAAGTGCATTCCAAGAATTAGATGATAGAGCAACTTTAATCCAAAGAGAGTTTGGTACTACGAAAGAATCAATAGAAGGATTCAAACAATCAATTGCCGATACAATACCCGAGTTAATGAAAATGGGTATTACCGAAGAACAAGGATTAAAAAATATCACTAAGGTAATGGAAAGTATGGGTAGTACTGCAACATTAGGTAAGGAAGCCATTACTGAATTATCCGCAGCTGCTGAAGTTTCTAGAGTTGATATTGGTAAATTAGCAACTAATTTCAGAGACGTTGGTGTGTCTGTGTATGATGTTGGTGATCGAATGAAAGAGGTTACCGATTATGCTCGTAGTGTTGGTGTTTCAGTTGCAGGTGTTTCTGACAAAGTAGTTGGAAATCTCGGTAAGATGAACCTATACAATTTCGATAATGGTATCAAAGGTCTTGCTAAAATGGCCGCAACTTCAGAACGTATGGGTATCAGTATGGAACAAGTCTTTAACTTTGCTGACAAGATATATGATCCTGAAGGTGCTATTGAAATGGCGGCAGGACTACAAAGATTGGGTGTTACCGCAAGTGGACTATTAGATCCACTAAGGGCTATGGATTTGGCGGCGAATGACCCTGAAGGACTACAAAAAGAGATTCTTAATGTTACCAAAGAGTTTACCAAATTCAACGAGGCTAACGGTAAGTTTGAAATTATGCCTGGATCTAAAAGAAGATTGAGAGAAATTGCAAAAGAAATGGGTATACCTGCGGAAGAACTTGCATCAATGTCAATCAAAGCCGCGGATTTTGACATGAAGATGAAACAAATTCAATTCCCTTCTTTGGCAACAGACGATGAAACTAAAGAGATGATTGCTGGTATGGCTCAGTTAAAGGATGGAAAAGCGATGATCAATGTTAAAAATGAACAAACAGGTGAGGTTGAATTAAAACAAGTTGATCAATTAACCGCGACAGATCTTGAAAGTTTAAAGAAACAACAAGAAGATGGTAGCAAAAGTATTGAGGAAATTGCTTTAGATCAGTTAAGTGTATCTGAACAAATTCGTAATAATACTGCTGGTTATATGAAAACCATAGAATATGGTAAGGCAACCTCAGAACCTCTAGAAAAATTATTTGGAACGGTAATGGGATCTCAAGCAATTTTATCAAGAAATTTAGCCAACCAAGCAACAACAAAAGGTGTTAGAGAGACATTTACCGAAATAGGTCAACCAGCAGAAGATTATATTGTAGGTGGTATTGAAGGGAATAAAGAGAAACAAAGAGCTGCTGAACAAAATTTTATGAAAGCATTGGATAATGCTGAACAAAAACTAACCGCAAGCTCCCAAGAATTCATCAATACAACACTAATTGATATCTCAAATAAGTTTAAAGAAGCTTATTCCCAACCACAGAAAGTTGAGTCAACGGCTACGGTTAATTTGAATATGAATCTAACTGGTGATGAAAATGTTAAAAACATGGATCTAAACTCGGTTAAGGGAGATATTGTCAATTATTTAACTCAAACAGCTGAAGGTAAAGCGTTATTAAAAGAAGCGATTGAAAATAAGAACGCACCAGCGTCAGCACAAGGAGCTAAAAACAAATAATATTGATAAAAAATATACCAAACCCCTATTTATAAAATAAAACAATATGTCTGAAAGTTTTTTATCGTTTGGTAATTCTAATGCTTTTAGGAAACAATTATTGGTTAAGAATTTAACACCTTATAATGTTCCTGGAACTTACACATCACCTGGTAATCCTGTTGACTATGAAACAGTGCTTTCAGTTAATAATGTAGTAGATTCCCCAAATAATTACGTATCAACAAATTTATTTGCTCAGGACTTATATCCTTTGAATGAATACGGACCTGAAGGAGGTTTTAGTCAACCGATAGGTATCAATTCGATTGCATCTACAAACAATCCCGAAGGAACAAATCAAGGACCTTACGATCCAAACGATACCGCTTTAGATATTATAAACGAATTCTATATTGAATCCGCATACGTTACCAATAAATGGGGACCAAGCGGTGGTTATAAAGATTTAGTTATTATTACCGACATACAAAATGCCGGTAATATATATCAACCATATTGGGATCCAGGATATTATAGTTATTCATCATACCCAACATTCAACATTGTATTCCAAGACGACCCATTAGGTTCAAACGGACCACTATCTTCGGATAGTTTCTTGGCTAAAATTGGTGCAGCACAATTAAAGTTTGCATTTGATGAGAGAATTGCTCAAGAATTGGAACAAGCTACGATTGGTGTAATCAACCTTGATACAATTAGTGATCCTTTTTCTGCGAGT